CTTCCGAGCGGCCTGAGGGGCCGCAGGAACCGCGGAGCGAGCAGCTTCAAGCTGAGCCTCCGTCTCACGCACCGCCGCCCGCTGGCGCTCCAGGGTCGCTTCGAGGCGGCGTATCAACGACGACATCGGATCCATTACCATTCTCCTTACGAATTGCCAAACCAAGCTTAATCGCCTCATCAATATTAGCAGGATCCATAAGGAAGTCAACATACTGGCCCGGATCATTCTCAAACCGCCGCCGAATATCGGCCGGCTGACGAGCAAAATCCTCACCCGCGGCACGAACCACGTTCATTGCCTCATGAAAATCGGTAATACCGACATCGAAATCCCCATACTCCGGAAGCCGAGACACCTGCGGAAGGAGACCACCCACGCCAAAACGCTTGACAATCACGTTAATATCTGCCTCATCAGCCTGAGACTGCTGAGCCTTCGACTTGTCAAGACAAGCGAGACCGGTTTCAAGCGAAACCTCTTCAACATTGTAATTAAAACCAGAACGAAGGAACATAACTCACCTCTTAATAGTACCTCTGACATAACCACGCGGCTTAGGACTCGTCAACTCCACAGGAGGACCATACATCTTAGCCTTCGACAACACTTCACCGATCTTATCACCAACAGCCTTCGCAGCTTCCTGCAAACTCTGTAGCCCACGATCGATCATACCACCAGCCTGACCACGAGCACTCGCGACAGGCAAATCACGCACACGATAAGCGGCCTCAAGAGCCTTAATCTCACGCTGCAAGCGCAACATTTCCGCCAACTGCGCATTATTGATCTTCTGACCCTTAATCTGCTCAGAAATCAAATCAACACGCTTACCTACCTCCTCAACACGCGCCTGAGACTCCTGAACATCCTGAACATTCTTACTCGCAGAAGTTGTCGATAAATTCACCCGAGCAGCCGACTCCGCCGGAGCCTGCCCTTCGAGCAACGTACGATTACGAACCTCCGCAGCAGACGCAGCCGCCAAATCAGCCTCAGCACCAGACTTCACAGTATCCGCCTCGGTCTTTTTCACCATCGCACGATTAATAGCAGCACTCAACGCCGAACTGACCGCAGGCGTCACCACATCCGATTGTTCCGGAATACCACTCGACGGCGTAGAAGCACCACCTTGCGTATACGCCAACATCGGATTCAAACCAGCAGCATTCAAATCCTTAACACGGCGCTGCATAGCCGTGTTCGACATACGCTCTTCCCACTCGCGTTGCTTCTTACCTTCCTTAGAACGCGACTTATTACCAAAAATACCACCAAGCAGACTAGCACCACCGCCAATAGCGGGACCAATCCAGGCCATATCACTCCTCCTCAAGCGGAAACCGCTTGGAGTACAACCTAAACGCCTCGTCGGCCAAATCCGCACACGACTCCAACGTCGGTGGCTCCATCCCCGGCTTCTGATAGCCGGGGTGGAGACGCCACGAAGCCATAGCGCAGAACATTAACAACCACTCCTGAGACTCATGCATCAGAAATGATCCACAAGGCCCGGCACCGAGTACATCGGCATAGGACGAGCAACCTTAGCACTAAACAACGAATCACAGATAAACTGCTGACCGTTCGCAGCAGCACCCACAGCCAGCACACGCGAAAGCGGAGGCGTATCCTCAATAAACGTATTGTTCAACGTAGGCAGAACCGTAAACCGCTGCGCCAAATGCCAACCGTCGATCGTGCCCGCCGACGTCGACTTAAACAGACCGGTAATACGCGAAGGATGATACCTATACTCCGCCCATCTTTCCTGATACCCAAACACAAGATTATCTGACGCAGAACCGTCCGCATAAATCTCCTTGTTGAGAATCGCCTGCTCACCAAGCGCAGCAAACACCGGAAAATAAAAGTCATATCGCGTCGACCGCGACCACAACTTACGCAAACCCTGCTGATACGTCAAATCAGCACGAACGGAGACCAAACCAATAATGTACCCATGCTCAGTGAAAGACTGAGAAAAGCCATGGCCACGAGCAACCACTGTACCAACGGCAGCCAATTGACCAAGAGGCGTAGTAGTACCACTTGCCGCGGTGCCCGACGTCTGGGCAATGGGATTAATATTGATCGGAGTCGACCCTCCGCCCAGGTACTCAGGACGCTGCTGACGAGCATCAGGAGAAATAACACCAAAGTGACTACGGACAATTTCAGTATAACGAGATCCGCCACGAGCATCCCTCTCTAACAGCTTCTGAATCTGGAACGACTGACGAAGCTGATTAATAGTAGCGGCCGTCGCCGCCGACAAGTCCGCATACAAGTTAGACGGATAAAGACCTGCAGTAACACCACCAGAGGCCGTAATAGACGACTTAACCGCATCCGTCCCCGACGTAACCAGCGTAAAATTACCAGGCGCAGCACCCGCCGTCGTAAGCATACGCAGCTCAGCCTGCGCACCTGTCACAACATTGGTCGACTGAGTACGAACCGGAGCAGTAGTGCCCAACGGCAACTGAACAGAAGTTCCCTTCTGAACAAACGGCAACGCCGACGTGAAGTAATCATGGCGCTTACCGCGCCGACGCAGCGAATACCACGACAACGTATCCGGCCCGTCATTAACAGCGAACGTCTGAGAATTCTGCAGATTCTCATCACGGAACCAATCATTGTAAATCAGGTTATAAGCGCGGAACGGCAAAGCATTAACACTTACAGTATTGCCGCCGCCAACCTGACCAACTGTAGGCAAACCAAAATAATCGTAGATACTACCAACAACAAAACCACCCGCTGCAGACACCACTTGCGGAATAACATACGAAATACTATCAGCAGGATTATCCTGCTCTCCCATGAACTTAACCCAATTGGTCCAAACAAGCCTATTCGGCACAAAGAAAAAAAACGAATCCAGATAGAGATTATCCATCACCGGAAAAATAGGCGTAGCCATGCGACAGAAAATAGTCGCCTTAAGATTGAAGGTATCACCCGGCAATACCTCATCTACATAAATCGGAATCAAATAACCCGCATCAAACGTCGTCTTATGCGTATGCTCCATAACAAACTGAGAGCGCGGAATATCCGCGCGTGGAACCATCGCGAATTGATGAACTTGCGCAGAACGATTACGAAACATAATTAATTATCCTTACGAATGGCAACACTACGACCAGCAGCAATCTGCTTCTTATTCGCAAACAGCTCAAAATCACACGTGGCATCATCATAGACACCAATATGATAAACCTCAAAATCCTCCGGATGCATATACAGCTGATTCTTATCATCAGCCCTATTAACCTCATCAGCAAAGCCACGAACAAAAGCGCCGAGACTCGGCACAAACTGCGGCTGCGCATACACATCCGCAACAATATCACGAACAACAACAATTTCTAACTGCATAGCTACCTACTCCAAAGTACGAACTTTAAGATTAAAACGTGCTCGAGTAACAGTCTCGCGCACAGCCAAACGCTCAGGCGTCGTATCCTCCGCATGAGCAAAAGAATTAGTATAGCGAGTAAAAGCAATAAAATCCGATAAGTCAGAATCGGCTAACGCCAAGAACTTATCGTAATAACGCGGAGGCTTCGCCCGCGTACCTCTCACAATCACATGATCTTCCGGATAAACATCCGACGAATACTTAGCAATCCAACTAGCGCCAATCCCTGGCTTAAGAGACATCCTGACAAACTCAGGAACAATATCAAACACTTCACCAGTGAAAGGATTAACAGAACGATAATGGTCTGCAGCAGCAGGACCCGTAACCTTTTTCATGGTATACGACGCAACATAGCACGCAGACTCAAAAGTAACGTCACCTACAGTCACAAAACCATACGGCCATAAAGCCGACAAACTCTCACTAGTATATAACTTATGTCGTGAATCGCTAAATAAAACCAAATCAGGTAAATAAAGATTAAACATGCAAGCATGATAATGAGGTCTGCGAAACCGCTCACCATACTCACCACACATGAAAAAACGAACACCAGCATACTTCTTACGAAGCTTCTTCATAAACAATTGGAAATGCCGATAAGTCAAAGAACCATCAGAGGGCAGATGGTCATCATCATAAGTAAGAGTAATAAAATAATTAGAATCATGCATAGAAGCCTCATGCATAACCCTCACGGACCACTGACGGGCCCGTTCCAAACGGCATCCAATACACTGACCACAAGGAAGAGTCAGCGGACGAGCGATCGCACCTCGCTCGACAAAAACAACCTCTCCAGTTGGCCGCTGCCACGCCTGGAGAGGATGAAAACAAGCCACCGGACTAAAACCGGTAGCCGCCCCGCATCGGCGGAGGCGCAACATTCACGGCCTTTGT